AACAGAAAGAGGAATATGGTTTTCAGTCTTATGTTGCACCTTACCCAACTGCAATTAGAGGTTCATACGAGACATACTCCCTTCATAGGCTATCCAAAGTAGCTAGAAGGACAATGAAGCTCTGTGGACTACCTGATGAGCTACGAATAGCAGACTTACGTAGGACAGGTACTACAGAGATGGTAGAAGCAGGTGTATCTATGGGTCAGATTATGTCTGTTACAGGTCATGCTAACCCTAACAGTGTGAAACCTTACATGAAAAATACATACGCTTCTGCTGAAAATGCATTGACAACTCGAAAAAACTATGCTATAAGCACAGGGTATGTGCCGAACAAATAATACTATATATACATATAAGTGAGATATACTATGAATATTTATAACTATGTAACTGATTTACAATTAAGTGTAGGAGAAAGTAAAAGACTTACTTGTCCTAACTGTAATGGGTATAAAACCTTTACTGCTACCAATAACATGGGTAAGCTACTATGGAATTGTTATAAGTCTACTTGTAAGATATCAGGTTCGACACGTGTTCATTTATCTGTAGATGATATTCGTGATGCAATTACAGATGATGTATTAGATTTTGATAAAGAAGAGTTTATATTACCTGAGTACGTAGTGTCACATAATCACAGGAAAGAGGTCATGGACTTCTGTGAACTGTGGGGTTTAGATTGTGACAAATTGAATCTACACTACGATGTCAAGGACAAGCGAGTTGTATTTCCTGTCGAGCATAATGATATAATCGTTGATGCAGTTGGTAGGTCAGTAACAAAGTTATTGCCTAAATGGAGAAGATATGGGAAAAGTAACTTGCCTTTTGTTCATGGTTGTGGTAGGGTAGCCGTTGTTGTTGAGGATTGTGTTAGTGCATCTGTGGTAGGTAGTGATGTATTAGTTGGGGTAGCTGTGTTGGGTACGTCATTGGCAGAGTCTCATAAGAAGTATCTCTCACGATTCTCAACAGCAATTATAGCACTTGACCCTGATGCCTTACCTAAGACATTGTCATTTGCAAAAGAACTAAGAGCATACGTAAAGGATATAAAAATAATTAGATTGACAGATGACTTAAAATATCGTACACCTGTCGATATAGAAAACTTAATGACCTTAACCCCAAAGGAGTAACAACATGGAACTATCATTAATACGAAGTCTTATGGATAAACCATTCTACGATGACCACAGAGGAGCAAAATGCCCTGACAGGTTATTTAGTAAGGATGTTCGTAAGATTAAACAAACTCTAGATAGAGCAATAGACATCTACGAGAGAACAGTAACACCTGATGAGATTGAAGCATTATTTTTAGCTAACAATCCATCAATGACTACAGCACAGAAGCAGGGATACTCTGCTCTGTTTAGTACAATCAAAAAGGAGCAACCCCTTGGAAGTGACATCGCACAAGAAGTATTATCTAAATTGTTTCAACAGGTTGTTGGCGAAGACATTGCTAATCTTGGCTTTGACTACGTTAATGGTTCTAAATCCTCCCTTGAACCCCTTAGAAATATTCTTGAGTTGTATGGGGATGATTTTACACCTAATCTTAACATAGAGTGGGATGACATCTCTATCGAGACATTACTTGCTAAGAATGATTTAGAAGCTAGGTGGACATTCAATATACCTAGCCTGATGCGAAAGCTAGATGGTATCAATGCAGGTCATCTCATTGAGGTGGGTGCTAGACCTAATACAGGTAAGACATCCTTCCATGCATCAATTATTGCTAGTCCAAATGGATTTGCTCATCAAGGTGCTAAGTGTGTCATATTATGTAACGAAGAAGGTTATCACAGAGTTGGTGCAAGGTACTTGACGGCAGCCACAGGCATGACTGTACAAGAAGTTAAGAACAATCCAAGCGAAGCACAACTAAGATACAAACCTGTCTTTGAGAACATCAAGATACGTGATGCCTCTAATCGTGACATGGCATGGGTGGAGAGTGTGTGTAAGGCATACAAGCCTGATATTCTAGTGTTGGATATGGGAGATAAGTTTGCTAGAACAAGTGGATTCTCTAGACCTGATGAAGCATTGAAGGCTAATGCTATATATGCTAGGCAGATTGCCAAGACGTATGAGTGTGCAGTCTTTTATATGTCACAGTTGTCTGCTGAAGCTGAAGGTAAGGTTGTACTTAACCAAGCCATGATGGAAGGTTCACGTACAGGAAAAGCTGCAGAAGCTGACTTGATGGTATTGATAGCTAAGAACCCACAAGTAGAAGGACAAGACGAGGAAGATGTACAAAGACATCTTAACATTGTAAAGAATAAGTTATCAGGTTGGCATGGCACTGTTCACTGCGAACTTGACTACAAGACAGCGAGGTATACAGCATGAAGTTAACACTTGATGTAGAGAATACTGTTACACATAGAGGTGGTAAGTTACACCTTGACCCATTTGAAGCTGACAATAAACTTGTCATGGTTGGGTGTTTAACAGATACAGGCAAGGAGTACTTGTACAGAGATGACTTCACAGGTGTACAGGAACTACTAGACCAAGCTACAGTTTTGATTGGTCACAACATTGTCCACGACTTACTATGGTTATGGGAGTGTGGATTCAAGTATGATGGCACAGTTTTTGATACCATGTTGGGTGAGTATGTATTACAACGTGGACAGAAAGAACCTTTGTCGCTAGAAGCATGTGCAATACGACATGACCTAGACACTAAGAAGCAGGACACCATGAAAGAGTATTTCAAAAACCATACGTCTGTTGATGAGATACCACACGAAGAGTTATCTGATTACTTGTCTGCTGACTTAAAGGCTACTCAACAGTTGAGTGACTCTATTTATAAGAGATTAAATACTACTGATAATTCTAATCTTATGGAAACTGTATTGTTTACAAATCAAGTTGCCATTACTCTAGCTAAGATATATCAACGTGGCTTTACTGTCGATACGGATGCTTTGGATGCAGTACGTGTGCAATTCGAGCAAGAGAAACAAGATATAGAGAAGAGATTGAATATACAAGTAAAAGAACTTATGGGTGATACACCTATCAATCTCAACAGTCCTGAACAGATGTCTTGGGTTATTTACAGTAGAAAGCCTTTGGATAAAACTATGTGGGCAAATAACTTCACACCTTACATGGATACTCCTGACTACAAACATATGGTTGCTACTAAGTCTACCATCATGTACAAGACAAAAGCAGAACAATGTAATCCTTGTTCAGGCACAGGATATATTAGAAAGGTAAAGAAAGATGGAACTCCTTTTGCTAGACCTACCAAGTGTGACTCTTGTGATTCTGTTGGCTACTTATTTATACCTGATAAAATGGTAATAGGAGGATTAAAGTTCAATGCCCCTAATGCTAAGTGGGTGAGTAACAATGGATTCAGTGTAAACAAGAATAACTTAGGTACACTATACACTATGGCTAAACATAAGAAGATGACTAGTGCTATGAACTTCTTGTCTGATTTACAGAGACTATCCGCACTAGATACATACTTGTCTTCTTTTGTTGAAGGCATACAAACTCACATCAAGCCTGATGGCAAGCTACATGTGAGACTATTACAACACAGAACAGCGACAGGTAGGTTTAGTGGTGCTGACCCCAACATGCAGAACATGCCTAGAGGTGGTACGTTTCCTGTTAAGAAAGTATTTGTATCACGTTGGAAGGGTGGCAAGATACTTGAAGCAGACTTTGCACAGTTAGAGTTCAGAGCTGCGGCATTTTTATCACAAGACCAAATAGCCATGAAGGAGATAGAAGATGGATTTGATGTTCATAGTTATACTGCTCGTGTTATTAGTGATGCAGGTGAAAAGACATCTCGCCAAGAAGCGAAGGCACACACATTTGCACCCTTATACGGAGCAACAGGATTTGGGAGGACACCTTCTCAGGCTACATATTATAAACACTTCACCGAAAAGTACAAAGGAATCGCACTATGGCACACCAAGTTGGCTAAAGAAGTTATGACTACAGGCAGGATAAAGATACCTTCAGGTAGAGAGTTTTCATTTCCTGATGCTAAGAGATACGCAAATGGTAAGATAACTAACTTCACACAGGTAAAGAATTACCCTGTCCAGAGTTTTGCTACTGCTGACATTGTTCCTCTTATACTTATGCATATAGATAAATTACTATCTACTTTAAAATCTTGTGTGGTAAATAGTGTACACGATTCTATAGTTATAGATATACACCCTGAAGAAGAAAAGCAGGTATTGTTTTTGTTACATTCAGTAAATCAGAACTTATTAAAACTTATCAATACTAAGTTTGGTATTGATTTTAATGTGCCATTATTACTAGAAGCAAAAATAGGTAATAATTGGCTTGACACCAAAGACGTTATATGATATAACAATAAAACTTTAATAGAAAAGGAAATTATATATGAGTAATTTAGTTACAATAGATACAAGTAATTACGCTGCAATGGCAAAAGCTATGGGCATTGCAGGAGAAACTACAACTAGTGATAAAAAGTC